CAAGTGGTTTCTTTATAGATACGAAGCTGTACTTGTGACGTATCAGACATTATTTCTTCTCCTTAGTCTTAACTTTGAATGATTTAATAACCCGATGTTCTTGTGCAACACCTGATGCAATAAGAGTTGCAGCTTGCTCTTTCTCATATGCACCAATGTAGCCCTTCTTCACCGAGCCTTTATCTTTCAGGAATTTAAGCATTACTTTTGACATAATTATAATCCTGTTTTGTAATTAAAGAAAGGTACAAGTCATAAACTCAGCACCGAATGTTCCCTAGGAACGCAAATCATCATACTTATAATCAGTAAATGTGTTGATCTGGTAGTATCCATCAACAACGCCCACCCTTTCTATTTGAGTTGCACCGAAACTAATACCGTTAGAGGTTCTATCTCCCTCTATCGCATCAGCAACAGCATTTACTAAATCATCCGCAGATTCTGTTGTTATTCCCTGTTTTATAAATATTGTCACAACAAAAAGACCTCTATGTCTAACTCTACGGCTGCTATTTAAGCTGGCAAATTGAGCGGTAACGGGGTCAATTCTAACAGAAATCCAGGGGGAATTTTTATCTATACTTTTATTCTCTACGCCATCCCATATAATCTGGGAAGCAGCTATCCCAGTTAGGTTAGTATTAAAGTGAGATAACATCTCTTTTCTTCTACTATCGAACGACAATTGAATCAAACCTTCTATCTGAGTAGGCCTTAACTTTAAGCTCTACTTTTTGTACAAATCCCGCATACGCAGGGTTAGCTAGGCCATCATTTAGATAACCTACATAAGGTGTATGATTTGTAATAAACAATACATCCCCGACTACAGATTTTTTTATTGTTTTAAGATTCTTCTCATGAGATTTTTCACCTCTGCCTAAACTTTCTGCCGTAGGGCTAGCAGGGGCCAATAGCTTTTCAGGGTTTTTAGGTTTAGGGAACCTTCTGTTTCTAGAAGCTCTCCAATTACCTCTAGAGTTACCTGTACGTACCGGATTCGTTGAGATTAATAGTTGGCTAGCTAAAGAGGAAGCACCTTGAAACAGTTTTAGAAAAGCCGTATCAATATCCTTCTCTGCTTGTAAAAAAGCCACATTCATTAAACTTTCTTCTAATGTCATCTTCTCACCTGCAATTGGTAGATTATAACAGTACTACCTGGACTTATTTCATCCACATGAACAACAGACCATTGATCGGAACCCTCAATGATAATACTATCCTGATCTACGTTACCTGTTACACCTGAGGCAGCCACTAAAAGCTTCTTATCACCTATCTTTATATTCTGATCATCTATTTGAAACTTCTTATATGATGTCATTATACCATAAATCGTTTCATCAGTGTTAGAAGAACCTGTAATAGCATTTGTAGCAGGGTCATAAGTGCCTTCACTCTTATTTCTAAGAGTGAAAGATTTACCGTTGTCAGTTATCAATCTTAAGGCCGTTGCGGCCATTGCAGTTTGATCAATAGCCATTATACCCTCAATAATCTGGCATTAGAACCGTTCGAACTACCAAGGGTTAAACCTTTTAATAAGCGATTAACGTAGCGGTATTCCTTCCCGATTGGGGCGCTATTGCGATATTCAACTTCTAACACATCAACTTTTTCTTTCTTCACATAGTTGGAATTGTCTGTATCAGAAAGCAATGTGGAATGTAAAGCCTTTAGCGCTAATTCCGCACAAGCCCTTTCTACGCCCTGAGGGACAATATTAGCTAATGATCTGCCATCCTTATCATAAGCAAAATCTCTAGGCCAACCTAAAGCTTGTGTGTCCTTCTTAATAACACCTATCCAAGTATATGTAGCATCTAAATACTCCGTAGCTTTTTTTATAGCTATAGTCTTATTATCACTAGAACCGTTCCAAGTGCTATTACCTCTGTCAGAATGGTAAGTATCGCAAGCAGAAACAGTTATATAACCATTTGCATTTGATAACCCTGCCCCTGTTTCTACTATAATCGCCATAATTACCTCTTAAAGCTCTTCTTTTTCCGTTAGAGCTGCAATAACTGCTTCTCTCTTCTTAGGAAGATTTAACCCTTCTAGATCAACAACTAATTCTTCCTTCTCAACAAACGCTTCGAGTAATCTTCTATTCATAGAGTATATAGATTGTATCTTAGCGTCAAAATCTTCTACAGGTTCCACTGGTACATCAGGAACAACACTTTCTCCGTTGTCTGTCTTAACAGGTTTTACTTCCTGTTTCTTCTTTACTTTCAACTTCTCGCCAGTAGCTAATTTATAATGACCGGTAGCTAATATCTCCCTGGCATCTACTTGTAGTCGTTCTATAATTCCCTCTGTCTGAAAAATTTCATCGTCGATGCGTCTCAGTTTAACCGTCTTTGTAATAATTTCATTTGCCATAATCGTGTCTCCTTGAAACAAAGGCCGTTATGCGCCCAACTATCAGTCAGGCGCATAACATGTAATACTATCGCATAGTAACAAAAGCAGAGTAATTAATACCCGTTGCAATTGTTCCTGCTACTACAGTGTATAGGCGCATGTAACGATAATGTGTATCGTTCACTACGTTGCTAAATGGTAGCTTGTAGCGTCCAACGCCATTATCTGTATCAGTACCACCGATCATTGCAGCTTCATCACCCAATTGAATGCTTGCACCTGCAACAATACCTGATGCAAAAGTAGCTGAGTTAGAGAATTCACAAATAACAGTGTAAACCTCATCACCAGATTCAACCTCAACTGCTGTGACATCAAGAACAACCTCAGCATCAGTACGACCTAGACCGAGGTCTAGAATTTGTGCAGTACTATCAACCTCAGCAGCAGCAGAAGCGGCTACAAGACCAGCGTCTTTCAGTTCTAGATTTACGTCCTTAAGAACCGCATTCGATAGCGGACGTTCTGTATCAATAGACATATTAAGTCTCCTTATAGATCAAAATTAAACAACGACCGCAGCGTTGGCGATATGTTGTAGACGTGCAGCAGCACGACCTTTAAACACAGCAAGACCTGAATACCATTCTACACGAGTACGGAAAGCTGGCTTGTCTTCTAGTTCACCTAGATCACGAGCGTTGATACCACCGTTTTGTAGACCAGAAACGCCATCAGCAGCCATACTTACGCAATAAATAGATGTTGCTGTAGCTGTTGCCCCGGCGGAGGCTTCTGTAAATGATAGAATATCATTATACTCATTGTCTTTATCAGCAATGAGAATCGGAAGATCATTATATCTTGCAATTTGCTGACCGAAAGCATCAACATCAAAGCTAATGAAACCACCAACGGACGTGTTACGTGCAGCAGCTGTTAGACGACGACGCATAGCCTTGTTCATGATTAACCCTGTTGGGTTATCAACAGCATCAATAAGCTCATCAAGTTTACCAAGACTTAGAGGCTCACCACCGTCGGTGGCACCAGCTGAAATCAATTGATCACCTTGAATACGTGCCTGTAGACCAGAGAAAACCGTAGGGTCTGTCTCATTATCACCTTTCAAGAATTCTTTTGTCCAGCGTCCAGCTAAAGCTTTAATTTTCATAGCTTCATGTGCACCGCGTATGTCTGAGCCCATTGTATCAACAATAAACTTATCGACATCAAGATCGCCGCCAGCGATAACAAGAGTCTCAGTTACAGGGTTAACAATACCAGTGGATTCTGTGTAAGAACCATTTACGCCCCGGAAACCGATACCCGGAAGAGTTTCTTCACGACTGTACTTCAAAGCATTACCCTGGATATCTATAAATGGTAAAGCCTGAAGAATATCAGAGCTTTGTGCATACAGCTCAATAATAGCAGACAAGACCGTATCATTACGACCTTGTGCATGCTTAGCTGCTTCAACTAAAGTAACAGACATTATATGTCTCCTTTCCTTAAATTAAAAAAATTACCCCTCAGACCGAGCCATTTGCAGCTTAGCCATCGGGCTTAAATTCGCAATGTCAGCAGCACTAGCATTGCCATTGGAGCCCTGAGCCCCACCACCAGAGTTATCTTGAGCCGATACATAGAGTTTACCCATGTCACCTTGTGACCATTCGCTAACGTATTCCGCTAAAGATTTATCTCCGACCATGGCAACAGGCGTGTCATCATCGGACGATATTTCAATGTTATTAGTCGTTTTCAATAATGCAGTGACCGCAGGTATATGCTCTTTAGCAACATTCGCCTTAATCAATGCATCATTCAAACCGTTATCAACAAGCAACTTCTTAATCTGTGTTTCAGACCCATTTAACTTGCCTGTTAATTCATCTACCTGCTTTTGGTGCTTCTTAGCTTGTTTTTCAAGGGCAGCTTCTACATCGCTTGTCTTTTGCACCTTAGCAGCTTCTAACTCTTCGTTTTGCTCTTCTAAGTCTGTGATCTTAGATAGAGCCGTATCTCTTTCTTCCTTAAACTTCTTATTCTTTCCTAGAAGTTCTTGATTCTTATTCTTTAAACCTTCTGTTTGTTCTGTGATTAAAGATTCAATATACGCCTTACCTTCATCACTTGTTTGCAAAAACTTCTTTATTTCTTCTAAATCCATGGGATTACTCCTTGAGTTAATTATCATATTTACGTTTCAGCTCTTGAAGCGTCAACGGGTTTCCTTGTTGATCTAGCAATTGAGTTAATTTTATTTTGCCATCTCTCCAAAGTTCTGCTTTACCTTTCCCTAACACCTCATCTTGAAAAGCTTTACCCTTTCTTTCTAAGAAGTCAGTAAAAGAAGTATTTGCAGGTACAGGCCCATCAATAGAAGCCCTATCTGCATCTTCCGGTAACCGCGTACCCTTTAATTCTGGTACAAGTAAACTTCTACAATTCCAGTGTAACGGTGGTACAGCAAAAGGTATTTTATGACCTATCCCTTCTTTTGTCTCAGCATTCCATCTTTTTCCGTCTCTAACAATGCAGCGTTCACTGGTTTTACTATCTAGAGTTGAAACATGTTTATATGACTTAAAACGCTCTTGGAATAATTCCATAGATTCAAATCTAGCGCTATTCGCTACTGACTGTACACTAGACCTAACTAAAGCTTCTGCATTCCTACGCGTAGTGTTCATAATACCGTTTGTAAAACCAAATGCTT